AAGCTCCCCGGCAGGGTGGAGGGGATCCGTTTCCAGAGTGCATATATCAACGATGCAGACATCGAAAAAGTGGTACACTATTGGAGGTATAATTCTGTAAGATAAAGAAGTCAAATATAAAACAAAGAACTCAAACCTCGATGTGAGATTTGAGTTCTTTTTCATTTGTTTTGCTATCCTCATAAGAGGCTCTGAATTGCCCTGTAAGCCGTTTTGCTTTTAGGGGTACAAGTTCCTGTCCCAGCCGTAAAGTCCTCAAATTCGCAGAGGAATCAAGGCAGACGGCTATGTTCGGCTTTACAGGTCAATCTGCATATCACCTTTGTGCTTAATTGAGAAAGTGAAGTCGTGCAAATCCTCACAAAGACAATGCAGTTTGCCGTCCTCGTCTTTGTAGGTAATCTGCATTTCGGCAATCAGTTTATTACAAGCCATAGTTTTGTACTTGTACTGAACACCCATACGAATACACCTGTTCAAAGTCGTTTCCTCGTAGTCGTCCAATGAACGATTTATCGAGAAACGGTGCTTATAGGTAACTATGCCATAGTCGAATACGAACTCCTTGTCCGGCATCACTTTCGCCTCCAATGTGTGAGCTTGTACTTAATGATGTACCAAATCTGTTCGATGTAGCCGACTTTCCTATATCCCATTTACTCGTCCTCCACATCGTTGGCAGCATACAAGCGTTTGAGTTCCGCTTCGTCTTTCTGCGGATCGAGAGGACTACCGGGAGTGAGTACCACATCTTGCCGGTCGTAGTAGCCGTCAAAATTGTTCTTCATAAGGAAGATGCCGGACACAGGATTGATTTTGCCGTTCATCATATACTGCTCGTACAGTTCCTCGATGATACCCTTTGCTCTGACTGCGAGATCGTGATGCTCCTTGCGATCACGAGTAACCTTGCTCTGCCAGTTAAAGAATGTCATACGAGTGATACCGAGAGCATTACACAGACCAGCGATACCCGGCTTGCAATCGTTTTCAAGGCAATGATTGAAGTACCAGCCGATACGCTCCTCGACCGCTTTTGCATCGCCGATGTCGATAGTCGGCAAATTGTAGGAAGCGAGAGCGTTACGGAGAAACTTCGCATTGTCGCCTTTCTTGGTCTGTGGGTGTAGGTACTGATCCTTTGTCATTTTCTTGGCTTTGTCCTGTACGAGAGCCGTTACCTCGTCAGTAACCTGTTTCTCATAAGCCATTACAACAACCTCCTCTCCTTGGCTACCTTGGAGGTAGTCATAGAAACGAGCGACCAGATCTTTGCCGGATCTTCGCCGTGTTGGGTGGCGGCGATATTGATGTTCTCGGCAAGGTTGATACCGTCCTGTCTGAAGACGGTGGACAAGACCTCTCGGTCATTGTCGGGCAACCGCTGAATAACCTTGTCGGCGGCGATGTAGTTCGTCTTGTCCACATCGTTCTTAAAGCCTTTGTTTCGGTTATAGCGGAAGTAGAAACGGAGAATGTGATTCACATAGTCCGCATAGTAGGGCTTTGCCATTATTACCCCTCCTCGTTAGCTTTGATGTGTTGGGAGCAGACCTGTATGCCCTCGGGAATGGTCTTACCGCAGATAACACAGGTATTCTCGTTCTTGGGTGCGATCATTCGGGCGGTGATTTCACCGGCACAGGCAGCGTAACCGGCGAGATCGACAAAACTGTCGGGACTCGATCCTGTCGCAATTCTCGCCACTTTGAGCAAGGACATCATCACCGCCACATCTTTGGGAGTGAACTCGTTGAGAGCGATGTCCAGATTCGGGTGTGCTGCCCGGAAGTAAGCAGACCACAGGTTGCCAATAGTGGTAAAGTTGTCCTCGGGAGTACCGTAGTCCTGTTGCCGCTGACCGCATACGCATTTCTTGGCTTCGTCTAAAATCTCGGCTCTTGTCATACCCGATCACTTACCTTTCCGTACTCAACTCCGCATTTCTTACAACTCACTTTACCCTTGCGGATAACAAGCTTGCTGCCGCACTTGCGACAATAGGAGTTGCGGATCTCCTGTAACTGTTGCTTGCGTTTTAACTGTCTGGCTAAACTCATAACGCACCTCCGATGATATTCACCGCAAGAATGAGAGCAGCACAGATGCCGAAGCAGACGGTGATACACTTACGAGCGTGTATGTCTTTCTCGGCAAGGATTCCGCAAAAGCAGATAAAAGCCATTACGGAAAATGCGATTGTGATAAACAAACTCATTTCATCGCCTCCAAAAATTTACTCATATAGGGTAGGCTCTCGATCCATTCACAGAACTTTCGCCATTCATCGAGCTTATGCCCTTTACGCTGGCGGTACTGTGCCAAAAGCACCTCGTAGTTCAACTGAACTGTACGCTTTTGGTTATAGGAACTCGGGAGCAACTGAATCATTTGCCACCACCAACGCTTATCCTTGGTGGCAATGAAGTTATCCCGGCAAGCGTTCAAGGTATTGATGATTGTTTCGAGAGTTGTAAGCGGATCACACCACTTAAAGCCCTCGGCATCAGTTACCCAGCCGTCATTTGTTTCGATCAACTGATCGTGGGAGAAGTCGTCCAGGGTAAATTCCTTGCTATGGATTTTGTGCATCGTGCTACAACTGTTGGCAACCGTTCCGACCTTGTAAGTGTCAAACTCTTTCCACCAGTAAAGCGGAGCGTTGATGTCCACAGTAACCACGATCATACGCAAGAATTTACGATGTTCTGTACCGCCCTTAACCAGCCGGAGCATAAGGTCGAGATCGTTTTCGCCCAACTTGAATTGCACCATAGCACCGTAGGCATAATCAAATTGAGTATCGCTCTTATCCCAACTGTTCATCGGGTTACGCATACCTCGTATGGCAGTTTCCCAACCATAGGTTGTGTCCTTGGTAATTTCGATCATATCATTTCACCTCTTAATCTGTGTAGTAGTCGTTCGATCTTATACTTTTTCACTTGCTCCACTTCCTCGGAGCAGCCGTTGATGATCTTCAACTGTTCAAGCATAATTTCGACATCGGCGATTTCCTCTGCGAGATTGTGTTTTCGCCCTCGGTGTTTGTGGGTGATAGCCTGTATCAACTCCGAACATTCCTCGATTGCGATAATCTCTTGATGCGTAGCACCGTTAGCAGTAATCGCCATTTTCAGAATTTCTGTCTTTTCCATTGGTACACCTCAATCCAGACTGACAACAAACCTCCAAGACCGCTCATTACTTTCGCCGTTGGGCTTTCGTGTGCGTACTCTTGTGAGGTTGTACTTTTCCTCGATCTCCTTGTGGAATGTACGGATAGATGCACCAAAACGAATGTCGCTGCGGTTGCACCAATCCTTGAAGTCGGAGAACAATCGGTCTGTCGTGTCGCCCATAAGCGTTTCAAGGCTGATATTTTCCTCGGCAATCCAAGTGAGGACTGTGGAATTATCCGTCTTGTAAGCCTCCAGAGCCTTTTTAACGACCGTAGGATAAGTGAAGTCATTATTGGCAAGCAGTCGCCTCAAGCCACGCAGAGCCATATTGAGCAGATAAGACAGGCTTTCATCGGTGGTAATCTTGTCCTCGATGAATGGGTCGAAATCCTCGTCTGACGAACTGAATGTCGCCGTAAAGGGAATGAGCATAAGCCTGGAATACATACCGTGAGATTTGTCTGCGATACGAGGGATCTCGTTACAGGAGAAAATCAACTTGGCATAGGATTTCAGCACAAAGGGGTCTGCGTTCTTACGCTCTACGGTAACGCTTTCGCCGGTAAAGAGTTTCTTCAACAAGCCTGTATCTGTAATGTCCTTACGGTTGATGTCGTCCCCGATATTGACGAGCTTGTTTTCCAGCTCGGCGGTTTTGAACTTGTCCGACAACTTCTCCATTTCAATGGTCGAGCAGTTGGACTCTCCGATAAACCGCTTTAACAGGTTGAGGATCGTACTCTTACCATTACTACCGCCACCATAACAGAGGAAGCCTTTGCGGAATCGGCAGTTTTTGATAAGCATATAACCGACCATTTCCTCAAACAAATCAATAACCTCTCTGTCCCCACAAAAAGTCTTATTCAGAGCTTTGTCGAGGTCAGCACAATAAGCGTTGGGATCGTAATTCACAGGAATACGAGCGAACTCAATGACCGTAGGGTCAAAGGGCAACGGCTTGTTGGTACGGAGGTCAAAGCGTGTGTTTTTGAGGTTGATTATGTACTCATTTACGGACACATCTTCGGGCTTAATACAAGTCTGTATCTGAATGTAATTCAGCACCTCGGTACGCTGGGCGGTCTTGATCTTCGGGTACATTTCAATCATTCTACGCTCGATACTGCGACCGGCTTTGGAATACGGCTTGTAGTAGCCGTCCTCATAGACATAGATGCTGCCGTTCATAGTAACGATCCGCATATCGTGAATGAGGGCATTTGCGAACACATTATGTTTGAACTTACCGTCTTCATCGAAGTAAGCAGAACTGTTGTCGGCGGCGATTTCTTCCTCCGGCTTGAACGATTCATCACGCAGAATCGTGTCAATCTCGTAGTCCTCCAATGGCTCGCCAAACACAAAGCGATTGATGATCTTAATGGTCTTTCTGATCTGCTCTCGGGTGTAGCCTTTTTGTTGCATAACCAAGATGTATTCGTACAGAGCCTGGTTTCGCCCATCGCCGTCTTTCATACCCTTGAACTTGTATTTACCAAAGGACAAAGGTTTGAGCCACGCTGGAACGGTGTCAAGGTCTTCGAGTTTGTAAGTGCGTATCCACTCTCGCCACTCTCCGTCCTTTTTAACAACTGTGAAGCATATCTTTCCCCACGAACGAATATCGTAGAACAATCCTATTGCACACCGAGTCTTGATAAGGTTTTTCATCGGCTCGTCAGACTTAAACCACAGGTGAACACCTCGGGTGGTTTTCATCATATTGCAATGAATGTCCAGATCCTCGACAATCTGCTGAATGATCTCTGCATCGGACGGACTGTCGAAGTCGAATACGACCATTGGCTCGGGGATAAGCACTCCAAGATTGTCAAATTCCTCTACCTCTGCGAGAGGGTGTCCACCATTGGACAGTTTCTCCATAGGAGTTTTGTTCTTGTTCAGTTTTACATATTGCATCACATCAACTCCTTTGCACAGAGAGAGAAGTATCTACACCACAGGCAACAATGACGGCATTTCTTTCCTCGCATAAGCCATAATTTTAATCGTTTCATTTGTTACCTCTTTCTGCGAGTATTGGGAGGGGCAAGATACTCACCCCTCCCGAGCATCGCTTACCCTAACAGATCGTCAAGGTTTACTTTCCCAGACTTCTTGGCACTACCTGTCGCCGGTGCAGCCGAGGTCTTTGCTTTGGGAGCAGTCTTACCGAAACCACTTGCCGCTTTCTTGTCGCCAAGACGAACGAATGTAACGGTCTTCGCCGGGTCGTTCTTATTGGGCTTTGTTTCGTGTTCGACAGTCGCCTCGATGTAGCAGCCTACGAGGTCGCCGTGTTCGATCTCGTCCAAAGACGGATTGTTGAGAGCGGTACGAGCGAAGAAAGAATAGGCATTGTTCGCCTTTTCGTTGACCTCTCCGTCAGCATCGAGCAGACCGAAGCGTTCGATGTGCTTGTAGCCGTTAGCGGTTTCGAGGGTAAATTCGAGCTTACCGAAATCCTCGTCCCACTTGTAGTCGGTGATCTTAAAGATGTGAGTTCCCTCCGGGACGAGCTGGAAGCCGCCCTCTGATAATTTCCAAGCCATTTTACATATCCTCCTTATAATTGATTACAGGGAAAATGATGCCTACGATTTCAGCATCTTCATCGGGGTTGGCATTGAACTCTCGGATAACGAGAGCCTTTGCCTCGAACTTACGCTCTACCTGGTCGTACTTGCGATTGATCTCCTTGATGTCGCTACGGTCAATGAGAGCGTAATCATCGTTGCAGATAGGAATACGCACATCGCCACCCTCGGTAGCATAGATGCGAATACAATCCTTGATGCCGCCGTCTGCAATCGGCATAACTGCTTTGAGCAGTTCACAGGGGTCGTTGCTCACATCGTTGTCGATGAAACAACGCAGACCCTCGGGCATTTCGACAACCTTTTCAGCGATAACACCGAGCATATTGTCGGGGATCTTCGCCAAAACTGTGGTAGTTGCGAGCCAACGGTCAGCACCCTTGGTGTAGATTACACCGTGTCCACCGAGGCTCTTTAAGAATTTCTCGAACTTCATTCTGCGGTTTCCTCCTTTTCGATCAGTTTAGGGGTATTGAGCTTGATTACCTCGCTGACAGTCTGGTACTTTTCGAGCAGACCGTCCTTTTTCAAGGCAGCCGTGTTTACCTTGGTGGTCTGACTACGACTGACAGTCCACTCAAAGCGGTCGGTCTTGAACGACACTTTGGTATCGCCCTCTCGGAACTGACGAGAGCCATATTCCTTGATAAGATCCTTGACTTCCTTGAGGCGAGCTTCCTTGTCTGCCACCGTAGCCGTAACCGCCGCAATTTCATCGGTCAGTTGTTCAGCCTCGGCAAGCAGAGCGGAAATGTCGGTATCAACGGAAATCGTGTTGGTACGCAGAATTTTGAGAATGTCGGCATCTTTCTTCTCGTCAAAGTCTGGAGAAATGCCGGTAACGACATACTTGTTCCACCATTCTCTTGCGATTTCGATACGATCCTCGAAGTCGGGGAATCTCTCGGAGAGCAAGAAGTCGTCCACGATTGTGTTGTCCACGCTCGGTACGAAGTTCTCGGGGTGTTCGTAGTCCTCGTCTTCGAGGAAAGCAGCGACCATTACGATGTTATCGACACCGAGCAGATACGCATAGAGAGCAGCCTGTAAGGAGTAATGGATAGGTGCTTTACCGTCAGCCCAATCCTCCGCTCTCTTGGTAGTCTTAATTTCGATTACGGCAGAGATTTCCTCGTCATAATAAACGAGTGCGTCCCACATACCGCCGAAAATATCAGACTCGGGGAAGAAGTCGCCAAAGGTCTTTTTGAAATAGTCCTTGCCGTAGATGTCCGTAGGCGACTTTACGGAGTTGAGGAAATAAGCCTTGTTCAGATACTTGATGATCTTCGGCTCGATAGCTTTACCGGCAAGGGTGTACTTGTTCTCGGTGAACGGATCTTCGTAGGTCTTGGTGATAGCACACCAAGTCTTAAACGGAGTATTCCATTTGTCCAGACCGAGAACGGAGGCGAAGCGTGTACCTGTCAGCTTCTTGGGCTTCTTCGGCACATTGTCGATAACGATGTGCTTGTCCATAAATTCACGCATCGTTATTCCTCCCCAGCCTCGTCAAGCATTTCGCCGATTTTGAGCATCAACTTCTCACAAGCGGACTTGGTGATGTTGGTGAAGTTGTCAGTTGCCTCGGCGACTTGCTGAATGAAATCCTCCTGTGCCGGATCTGCTTCACGGAGCATCTTCAAGGACTTCTTCAACTGACTGATCTGCAACTTGGTAGCAGCACCGTCCGTGTTGGTGAGATTTTCCTTGATTTCCTTACGCTCGCCCTCGGTAGCCGGCTTGGTGGACATCTTGGGGGCTGCTGCGGTGTCCGCATCGGTGTCCTCGTCAAACTCGGGGTCGTTGCCCTCTGCCACGAGGTACTGATCTGCGAGGAAGAATTTAAGACCGCCGGTGTAGGCTTTGTAGAGAGCCTTGTCGCCGTTGTCCGCACCTGTACCCTCGAAGTGGTACTCTCTGTACTCGCCAGTTTCGGGGTCGGTCAAACGACCGAGGAAACTGCCTTTAACGAGGTGCATCTTGTCGCTGATCGCCGGTATGTACTCGGCAGCCAAGCACTCGCACTCCCAGAGCAGACCGGCTTTTCTGCGAGCCGCCTTGAAGTTGTGCTTATACTGCTTCTCGGAAATGAACTTGTACGACTGGTGCATATTCTTACCGTCTTTTTCCCACTCGAACTCGTCCATTAGGGTTTGGAGGTAAAACAACTTCTGTAAGAAAGTCATTCCCTCCGTGGATTTTTCAACTGTTTTCTTGGAACTTGCCATAACTGCTTTCCGTCCTTTCTTGACTTTAATTCCCAAAAAGTCGTTGACTCTCTTTTTGGCTACTTCGATATAAAAGTCTTTGTCCACCTCCGCTATGGTTAGGTGGTTATCGTTGTCGATTATGCAATGCAGAGGTAGGCTCTCGATCTTCTGGGATCGTGTCTGCTCGTCTTTGTCGTCATTGCATATCAAGGTCTTAACCTTGCTCAAAGTGCCGTACCGCTCGTCCTTGGTCGCATAGACCCTGTTGACTTTCTGCACAGGGACTTTCTTACCGTCAACGATATGGTAGGCTTCTTTGTACTTCGCTCCGGCTTTCGCTATGAACTGGAACTCAAAAATATCATCACAGTTGAGGATCGTTTCCTCGACCGGCACACCATTCGCAAAATATTCAGCTAAAGCCTTTTTGATAATGGTAGCGTTATTGTTGATGTTCCAAGCACCAGCTTGTGAAATGCCGTAGGTCAGATAACCACCCTTGACTTTTATAGAGCCGTCCGATTTGACGATGATATAGTTGTTTACATCTTTCTGGACGACCTTGCGGATATTGTCTTCCTCCAGGGTGAACTTGGTACGCTTTTCCCACTCTGCGTTGACCGCCTGTACCTTGTCATACTCCGATTCATCGAACGAAATCATTACACCGTCCGTGTTTATCTGTATGATCTTGACGGTCTTACAGGCTTCGAGATAGCCACAAGCCAACTCGGTAAGGAATAACTGCCCGGATATACATACCGATCGTCCCATAAGGGGATCGTGCAATCCGTTGTATTTATTCAGCATCGCACCGTAGGTTGTGTTCAAGCACAACTTCAAGGTGTTAGCCGTCTTCTTATCACCGCTCGCTTTGGCGGCAAGTCTATCGTGATACACCTTTTCGTAGAACGCTGCTGACTCGATATTACGGCTGGTATAACCGCAGTAAATCATCAGCGAGGGGTACAGAGAAGCCACATCGTAGTTGCGGATAATTCGTGTACCTTGTTCTTCCTCTTGGTAAGTAGGTATTGCACCGTGTATTCCACCGAAGCCGTACACAAATTCGCAGTCGTCCACAATTATGTTGAGCTTCATTTTGAATAGTTTATCGGAGGGGATAGATTCATCGTGTATCTTCTCGAAGAAATCCAAGACCTCCGGGGGAATACGCTCACGATTTAGGTTTGGGGGATATTGGTACTCACGCTCGTCTGTCCACTTACGCTGATTTGCACCCAAGAACATCGCAGTAATCTTCGCATTGGTCGCATACATCGCCTTTACATCGGGAATGTCTTTCATACGACCGAGAGCGATCTTTCCGTCAAGGTAGCCTTTTCGGATTTTGATAAGGTGTTCGGCGGTATCGACATCGTGCTTACAGTAGTGGATCGTCATATCCAGCTCCTCTTGAGTCAGAGGACGGTCAATGTCGAAAGGTACGCTTGTTTCCTCGACATTCAATCCTAAATGACCCTCGATTGCTTTCAACGACAAGCCCTGTTGCATATCATCACGAATATCGAAATGGTTAAACCAATACTTATTATTCTTGATAAACCAATGGTCGAAGCCTTGATTACCGGCGATGATCCAATCGTTGATGTCTTTCAGTAGAGCGTTGTCAGCACCACAACAGATTGCTTTGAGAATGTGGCAGTCGTAGTGCTTACTGTTAAATCCACCGAGCAGACAGTCGCTATTTTGCATAAAATCTTTTACGGCAGCGGTGTCATT